GCCAACTTGAACAAGTTTGCTCACAATGTCAGCTCTTAGATTTAGGCCGACATCTTTAGCATCAGAGGCATCGATGTTCTGTAATGGCACGCGGAACTGATCGCCTGCCTCACCTATTGGCGACAAGTCTTCAACCGAGCGAACATCATTCAAAGATAAGAAACCTTCACGAAGACCCTTTGTGTAAGCATCATAGCGCTCAAGGGTTGTGCCTCTTAGAAGGGCATCAAGATTGAACTTGATAAATCCATCAGGCTCAGGAAGCAGATTTGAAAGACTCTGCTCTAGGCGCTCAAGTAATGGGCGAAGGCTATGTTGAACAAAGGAAAGATTCTGCGCTTCAACAGATGCGAATGACATTGCACCCGAAACAGGATGACCAAGAAGTGAGATAGGGCAACGGAAGATTCTTCCGATTTCCTCAACCCCGAATCTGCGAGCTTCTAGGAGCTGCGCATCAGAGGCGTTCAAGGTCAAAGGCTTGAAAGCAGCTCCACCTGAAAGAATGCCAATCTTGCCTGCGCGATAAGGGCCTGTGTGACTGATATTCCAATCACGGCCAATGTCTTGCGCCTGCTCTTGGGTTAGCTCTCCTGGAACCTCAATAACTCCGCCAGGGTTTGCAGCGTTGCCAAAGTAAGAAGCAGCATAAGTTTCTGCTGCCATTGCTCCACCAATTGAAAGGCGGCAAGCGGCAACAGGGCCAAGGCCATAATGTGATCCTGGCAGACGGAACATTGGGATATGCAGAATTTCTCTGCCGGTTAGAATCTCAGTTTTGACTTCGCCTTCTTCGCGGATAGTTATTTCATAAACTAAAGGCTCATTTGGGCCAAGTCTGCGAATGCGAACTTCGTGAGGATTTAAGCAATAAAGCTCAAAGACTTCATCGTTCTCATCGCGCACTGTAAGAATGTAAGCATTGCCGTGAAGATTAAGAGAAGCTAAGACTTGCTCAAAGAACTCAATGCGTGAGGCTTCAGGATTTGGTCTATTAACCCAAGCAGGTGTTTCGCCATAAACAGCAGCATAAGAAATGCGATTGCGACCTCTGCGAACATAAGCGCCAAGAGGAAGCGATGAAATCGTGTCACCAAGCAAACGGACACAAGCATAAACAGTTGACATTCTGATTGCAGAATCAGGTGTGACATCGACTCCTGATGGAGCCATAAAAGCAGGGCGACCAGGAACCAATGGCTCTACCCATTGTGAGTTCATATTCTGTCGCTTCTCGCCTTGAATGCGAATGCGCTTTGAAATTCCCATCAGTTAGCCTTCTCCGTAATCCAAACTAGAAATGACCCCAAGCAGACAAGAGCAAGAGGAACTGAGAACATTGCAAGACCTGTTGTTGCGATAACTAAACCGCCGACTCCGACTAGCATTGACACATCAAGTTTTTTCATAATGCCTCTCATACTTGAATTGAAAAGAATTGAGCCACAGGGGGCTTAGGCGGTGGCGGTTGCGTGGCTCTGTCATAGCCAAAGATTGCAGCAACGGCGGCATCGACTTTGCGCCGAGCCGAGGCCTTTGCCACCATCACACCGCGACTTGATTGTTTGGTGACACAGTTTGCGATGTGCCTTGCCAAGCCTTCATTGCCATCGTGAGTGAATGACTCATTGACAACTGCCTCGTAGAACTTTTGTGTTGCAGGAACCATTCGTTCTGCTGAGTTGGGATAAGCCAAAACGGGCAAGCCCTCTTCATCGAGAACCATAAATGTTCGGTTCCATCTTGCGGGGTCGAAAACAATCTCTCGCACAGTGATTCGATTATTTCGTGCAGTTGAAATGATGGCTGCTTCGACTTCGGCCACCGGCACAAACCAACCTTGTTCTGCATTATCAGGCTTCTCCCATAATCCAATGACTGAGCAATGTGGCTTCTCTCCGCCTAGATACCAAGCGATAAGAGCTGTTGAGTCATTAGAGAAAGAACCATCAAAGGCAAGAACTACATCTTCGCCAGGAATATGCGGTCTGCCTTGATAAGTTAAGGCTTCCCACGATCCTTGTGGAAGCCAAGCAGTTGTTGTGCTAACAAAGGTGTTGCATCTCTTGGTGCGAAATTCTGCTTCAGGTGTTCGCAATACTGCCGACTCAAAATCTTGAGTGTCAACAATGTCGCCAAGACCAGGATTAGCTTCTGCCCAAACTTGCGGGTTTCTATGGTCGGCATCAACGGCAGTTGGTTCCCACCAAGCAAAGAAGAACGAAGGGTCAGTCTTTTCGCCCTTGACTAATTGCTGTCCATATTGGTAGAGCGAATAGCAGAGTGAATCTTGGCCCGCCGAGTCGCTCTTGATGCCCGCAGTTGTAATGCCGAAAAGTAAAGAATCCGCGCGAGCGCCACCGGCAAGGGATAGCGTGTTCCATAAATCCCACGATGGTTGCGCGTGGACTTCGTCAAAGATAACAAGCGGTGAAGGGTTGAGTCCTTCTTTTGTGTAAGCCTCGGCAGAGAGGACACGATAGACACTCGCCTTCTCTTTGAACTCTATTGCATCGCGGTAGAGAACAAACATTGATGAAAGTTCTTCATCAAGTTCAATCATTCGCTTAGCAGTGCCAAAGACGATTCGTGCTTGATCCCTGTCTGCTGCGCAAGAGTAAATCTCAGAGCCATTGCCACCAAGAGTTAAACCTGCAAGACCCATTGATGCTGCAAGTGCTGACTTGCCATTCTTGCGAGCCATTCCAACGAGCGCGGTTCTATGACGAAAGCGCCCATCTTCTCGGCGAGCAAGTGCGTGGCGCAGAAGTTCTTTCTGCCAATCACGAAGAATGAGAAGTTTTCCGGCAGGAGAAGCGACGGAATCCTTTGTGACTCGACAAACGGCCTCAGCAAACTTGGCATAGACATCGCCATCGCCATTGTCTTGTTCTGACTGTGGCACTGGCGTTAGCCAACGCGGGGGCCAACTATGATTTTCTGTTTTAGTTTTCTTTTGCGGCATTTCGCTTTTGCAAGATGTCCTCTAGCTTCGTTCTAGCCTTCACCTCTGCAACCCCCAATTTGGTGCGATCAGTCGGACTCATTCCGAGTAGGCTAAGCATAGTTTGAAGTTGAGAATCAAGACTGCGCAACGCGACACGGTCGCGCCAATCGCCGGTGCCTCTTAAAACTTGAAGCCGTAATTGTGTGCGCTCATCCATAGACTCACAAAGAAGAGTCACCATCTCCAAATCAGAGTTAGAGCTAATCCAAGTGCGACCTTGTTCCCAAATGCGAGTCCAAAGTTTCATACCTTCGGGGCCTAGTGGCCTCGGCGGTGTCGGTGCCTCGTCAATCATGGGCAGAGCAATCACTTTTGCTTTATCAGGAAGCGCTCTCTTGCCAGGATTGCCTAGTTTGCGTTTTACCTCATTAGGCTTTGGCGGATTGGGCATTTTCTACCTTTGAATTTTGGAGCAGGGGGGTCGGATTTGCACCGCCCTTTTCTGACCGGAAGTCAGGCGCATCGCTACCTATGCTTCCCCCGCGTAAACCTTTATACATTCTTGCACCGGTTCTGTCAATTTCTGAAAATGGCAAAATTTCTACTGTCAATCTTTTTTTTGCATCCGGCTTCAAAAAATAAATATATCGCAATTGAAAACCTTTTAGAATTTCACCATTTACTTCAGCAACGTATTTATTGAAATCATATTTGCCACCAGTTAATTCATAATACGAACGGCCATTCAATTCGACGCGTGGCGAATTCGGATTTGATTCCAATGTCATTTTGTGAACCGTGTTGCCATCTGGCAAGCGTGCTAGGTTAGTTGATTCTTTAATGCTAGTTAGAACAAATCCCGATGCTCGATAAATTGTGCCATCACCACATTGTGTGCCATCGGCAAATGAAACGACCCATTCGATTTTTGGTGCGTGTTTGCGTAACACACGCATTGCAATTGCAATTGCGCGAGATTCAGAATTGCGTGGTAGGTTATCCGAAAACGCCATACGATTTAATTCAATAAATCCATTCCAAGCGGTGTCCTTTACTAATCCTTGCAATTTACGTTTATCCAATGATGGGCCAAACTGCATTGCACCTTCCAATTTGCCGTTATAAAAAACGCCAATGTGAATTTGTGAATTGCGCACTATTTTGCCGGAATAATGTATGCGTTTGATAACTTCGTTTGCTTCGTTACCACTAATTGGTCTAACAATTATATTTTTAGCGCTCATGCCAATTTGCCTAAAAACATTTCACACACGCGTGCCAATGCGTTGCCGTTATTGTTTGGATTTTCGGTATCAATAAAATTACCTAATGCGGTTGCGGCAGCAATTGCTTCTTTAACTATTGCGACTTGCGAATCGTGAAGTGTGAAAGTCATTTGTTGAATTGGATTACGTTCGCCGCCAATATCAGCTAACACTTCATCCCATTCTTTAGATTCAGCAGGTGTAATTTTATTTATCAAATTTTTTATTGCTTCATCTGACCAACCGGAATCACGGACAAATTCAGGAACGATGGCATGAACTTCTTCAATAAGATCAATCAAAGCTTGTTCATCATAACTACCAAGTTCGGCCGTTCTATTATCCGCCAACGCGTAGGCTTTAGCGGTCACGTCATCGTCACCGACAAATGCAACTGCGATTTCGCTCCATCCTAATTTTTTTGCGGCTTGCCAAGTGTGATTGCCAGCGATGATTGTTCCATCATCTTTGCGTGCCACGATTGGCTTTCGCTGGCCGAAACGCTCTAGCGATTTGGCCACCGCATCCACGTCACCTTTACGCGGATTGCCATGCAAAGCCCTTAAATTTTCAAT